CCATGACGGCCACGCGCATGATCGTTTCCATGAGATTCGATTTGGATAAGAGCGGACAAAAGCAATGGATGCATAATTTGATTCTCGTTTGCGGTTTATTCGTTCAATTTGCGCGTGGAACGGATGCGCGCACCCCCGGTTTAACCGATCAGGAATCGGTTTGCCAATGTCCGAGTTCCTTCTGGCCTTGGTTCACGTTGACCAGTCGCACCGCTCCGCAGCGACAGACTTCTTTTATCGTTGTCCACCCGTGTGCGCGGGGGTTGGGCTTGTTTGATTCGACTGGAGCGATAAAACAGCGTTGAACGAATGTTTTCGGCTTGTGAACATGCTTCATTGGCCCACCTTCAGTCCCTCGATGAGATTGTTCCACTCGCGCACACGTTGGCGAGCCTGCTCCATCGCAAACTCCCATTCCTTCTCCTCGCGCCACATTCCGCGCACCACTTGCGGCCTGATACCAAGATCATGCAGTCGCACCATCTCGCATAAAATCTCAATCGTATTCATTGCTGGCCTTTCGCCCTGGCAATGACCTCACGCGCATGGTTCAAATCCTCATCGTCGGCCATCGGATGCACCAATCGTTCCAGCGCGGACAGAAGATCGGTGGCGGAGGCGATGAGGCGGGCGTTGGCAAGCGATTCGCACTTCTCAAGTGTCAGTCCGCGCAAGTCAGCAACTTGTTCGCCTAGCGGACCGTAAATCATCGGACCGGGACGCATTCCTAAATGCCAAGGGCCGGGGGTGTGGGTTTTCAGGCTGTGGTCGTTCACAGAAACCAATGAAAGAACAATTCGATTCTCAGAAATTGAACCATAACTTCCTCGCTCGATCAGCCATTTCTCAAATTGAATTGTCGAATCCACAGGGAGTCCGCTTAAAGACAACGCTTCTGCAATGGATTCAGCGTAAACCTCAATCGTTTTGGATTCGATAGTGATTATGTATTGGTTTTTAATCGGATTGTCTGGCGTTGAAGACTCAACCATCCAGTAACTGCTCGGTTTTTGCTTCATTGGTTTCCTTTCTCTCTAATTTTTCGTGCCAGACTTTCAGATTCTCCAATCGCTTTCTCAATCACCGGACCAATGCGCGCACGAATCCACTCAGGCGATTCACCAGCGTTTGAATAAATCAATTCAAGAGCGGCAAGCATCTCAGGCGCGGAGGCGATTAGTCGAGTGTTGGCCATTGTTTCATCGCTCAATCCACCGAAGGAATCGCAGATAACCACGCGAGCGGTTTCGACTTTCACAAGCTTAGGGTGATGGAAGACTACGTGCCAAGGGCCAGGGGTGGAATTCATGGGTTCAGGCGCGGAGGGCTTTGGTTTCAATCGCAAGCCTGACATTGTCGGCTTCCTGTTGCTGGCTTTCGTTCAACGGCTTTCCGTCGCAAAGGATTTGTGTCGGGATGAACGAATCCTTGCCATTCGCTCGCCTTACCGCCCGCGAAAAGCGGTAGCTGGCGCGGACAGCGGTTTTGATCGAACGATGGACCGAGATGGTGCGGAAGTTGAATTTGTCGTTTAGGGTGAATTTCATTGGATGCTTTCGTTTTGCGGATAGAATGGCCTACCCTTTCGCGTCACCGCCGAAGCAATGGCGCGCGTAGGATGGGCCACTCAATCGAGACTAGACCAGAGGGCTGTCTTGTTTCGTAAACCGGAATAGTGGACCTCGTAAATCGGAGGATTGGCAACGCCACTTTCGCGCCAGAGGGCGAGTTGCTGGTTTATGTAAGCAATCGCGTCGTCTTGGGACTTGGCCCAATGGACAAGTTGCGGTTTTGACCCGCTCGCAAGCGAGGTCTGAGTGATGTAGTAGTTCATTGGATGCGCGGGGAATGGGTTAGGCTGTCAGATGAAGATATGGGCCATCGTCCCGTCGGGGAGTGAACCAGAAACGAATTCCCGCCCCCAAGGATTCGATGCGGGGGGGGTGGAGTTTTGCTTTTTGTCTTCCTCGATGAAACGCCAGACCAGTCGGCGCACAGCCTCGCGATGGTTTTCATCACCGCTCAAATGCGGGAATGAGATGGTGATGCTTCCCCGCTCGCAGGATGCCTTGATGCGTGAGCCGCGGTTGTTCGTTGCGGGAATGTATTTGCTGTGAATTGCTTGCATGATGGATTTAGTTTTGATTCGGGCTTGATTGCCCGCCACAACCTACCGTTTCCGATAGGCTGGCGCGGGGAATCAGGATTCGATCAAATCCCACCCAACCGGAGTAAACGAAAGGATGGAAAACCCTGACTTTGCTGCTCGCGATTCGAACTCCGACGCAAGGCAACGACCGATTCCTGTTGCAACGTGGTTGTCTGGCATGCCGATGCCGAAAATCGCTTTGCATTGAATTTCTTCCCACGAATGGGCAGGCACCAGGCAAACGGTTTTGCGTTGACGATTCATTGCGTAAAACACAATTGGATTCATGGGATGGGATGGGATGGGGATTTAGAAAACGCGGATTGCACGGGAAAGGGGACGGGTTACACCCATATCAGTCACTTGGTTTATGTAGCGTGGGACGGATTCAACCGGCGCGTTTTCGTCGCCTTCCGTCGCCTCGATGTAGTCCAGCGCGGTGACAAGTCTGGCCGGATCCGAACCATGCACCGTTGCCCATGCTTTCCGATAGTCTGCATGCATGATTCCGATGGAATAACCCAAGGACTTGAGAGCGTAGAAATAGGCGCGCTGATAGTTTCCTTCGTCATGGTTGCGGATTGCATCGGCAAGGCAAAGACGGGCCGACGATTCCATCGGCGCGCCGTTGCTGACATGGTTGCGGGCTGTTTGAATAAGGTTCATGGGATTTGATTCGGCGACTAATTCACCGATGCAATCCACCGTTTCCGATGGACTGACTCGGGGAATCAGGCGAGGTTGAATAACTTTCGGAAGTCGGCGTAATCGTAGCAAAGGTCGGTTGAGAATCGATAAACTCCAATATCCTCCCGACCGTCGGGAAGGCGCACATTGACGAATTGCCACTTCTCACCGTCCATCTCAAACGGATCTTCGAAGGAACGGGGGCGGAGGTATTCAAGGACTTTCATGGGATTTGATTTGATGGATTAGAACTGGGAACGGAAGAAAACGAAGAAAAAGGCGTAACCTAGGACGGCGTAGGTGATGGCCATGGCGAGGAAGGAAGCGAGTTTTTGAAGCGCGGTTTTCATGTCGGAGGACAGCATGGATGAGAGAGGAGAGAGAGTCAAAGAATATTTTCGTTTATTTTCGATGGAAGGGGAAAAGTGGGCTTTTGCTCAGGAAAACGAGGGAATTGACAGCGTCAAGATTGGGAGACTAGACAGCGTCAAGATTGGAAAACGAGCGATTGCCATGGGCTACCTTGGATTGCAAGGTACGGGAGATGAAAGCGGAACAATGGACGAAAGCAAAGAGCCTCTATCTAGCGGGGAAGACATGGAAAGCGATTGCAAGCGAAACGGGGCTGAACCAAGCGACTCTATTGTCTAAGGCGTCAAGGGAAGGATTGCCCAAGGTACGGAAGGAGATGCGAAACACCATTTCCCCTAAAGATAATGTTTCCCTAGAAAGCCTCTCTGCTATCGTCCGAAGCAAACTAGCCGCCGATGCCGCTTCAACGCTGGAACGGGTAGACAGTTACGATCTATCGGACCTTAAGGACGAAAGCGTACGCGAAACCATACTGAACAGCGTAGCTAAGAGGTCGGCTCTCGTTTTCGGATGGTCAGAGGCTGGTGAGCAAGCGTCTGTCAGCATCAACTTGCTTGGGTCGATGCCGGATCGGACCTCGGCCGAGGTTGTCGTCCACGGAAGCTCGGACGCGGACACAGTCCGATAATGTATATTATCAGACTATAGTCGGACATTTGGTGTCCTATGGGGCGACGGACAGAAAAGAATTGTTTTCCTATGGATTGGCGTGGACCGTGACGCCTGGGGGGAGGCCCCCCTTTGGGGGTGGGCTTCGTTTACGATACCCCCCTCAAAAATTTTCCGACCTTTTGACCATGATAAACAAAATCAAAATCGGTCAAACAGTTTCTTTATCCTATGCAGAACGTAAGCTCGCTCATTTTTTGGCGAAGCATAGGAACGGGAACAATCGTTCGTTCAACAAGGTGAATTTGAAGATCAGTTTGGAGGACGCGCATACGGTTGATTTGGAGGGGATGTGTGGCGAGATAGCGTTTTGTAAGCTGTTCAATGTGTATCCTGATTTGGATACGGAGCGTGAGCCGCCGCATCCGCTTTATGACTGTGTGCTATCGAATGGGATGAGGGTGGATGTGAAGACGACGAAGTACGAGAATGGGAAGTTGTTGGTGGATGCGCGTAAGGGTAAGAAGACGGATGGCGTGGATTTCTATGTGTTGATGACTGGAAGTTTCCCTGGGCCGTATGCGTTCAGGGGATTCATTGCGAAGACGAAGATCATTAGACCGGAGAGGATTGGCGAACTTTGCGGGTACAAGAGTTACATTGCGGAGCAGTGGGAGTTGAGTGAGTCCGCTAAATCTGATTGACTTAGTAGGGATTCGTATGCGTCAGTGCGTGTAACGACCTTAAGCAAGGTGGTGGGTTGGTCAGCCACTGCAAACTGTCTAAGCGGCGATGACGTTCCGCATTGGTGAGGTAGGATAATCATCCACTGTGTGGTGGATAGATGGCCTACCATAACGCAGATAACGTCGGTTTTAATTTTACTCATTATGGCTTGTCCTAATGTTTTCAATGCGTTCGCCGTGGCGACTGAGTCGCTCGCGCAGGACGTTTACAAGCGCGCCTCGTACCGTTCGATGTGGTTGAACCTCATTGAGCGTGGCGAGTATCCTCAGGGGACTGGTTTGACCCAGACCTCGTTCACTACCACTTCGATTGAGCCGACTGCGGCTGAGGAGTGGTCGGCCATCACCCTCGCGTCCGGCAACCCCGGCGATAACGGTGGTGCTTGCGATGTCACCTACAATGACGTTCCGGTTGGCTACAACGCTGTCACTTGGGGGCCTGAGCGTTTTGCGCTGAAAGGTCCGCTCTTGTGTAAGGATGATCTGACCTTTGATCATCGAGTTGAGGCGTTCTTGCGTGTGTACTTGGAGAAGTTGTCCATTCGCGCACAGCGTTCGTGGGAGACTCGTTACCAGAACATGTTTGCCAAGTACGCCATCAAGGCGGTGGCCGACTCGTC